TTAGGCTTTCTGTAAATATGCAGATGAACAGAATCCGGTTTTGTCTCCGTATGCCACATAATACCAGCGTGTTCCGTTGTAGGTTGTGTAGTAACCGTAACACTGTACCGATGATCCGGCTGGCATTAAAGTGATTGCAGTTTTCCCGGTGCCGGCTCCAACTCTCAGGTACAGATTGCTGGTTGTTTTATATTTTCCGGCGATTGCCGCATCTTTACTTCTTGCACTCTCAACCTTTGCTGTACTGCCCGACACTGCCGGTTTGGATGTTGATGTGCTTCCACTTGGGGCAGATCCATCTACAGAAACAACGATAACAGTATGGCCTTTGCTCTTTGTAACCAGAATGTCTCCTGGTTTAAGGACGGTTGCAGATGTAACGGAAACTTTTTTAGCAAACAGACCGGATTTTTCTAACACTGACGGCTCAGTTGCGGTGCTAAAGCTTCCCACGTCAATGCCGGTTGCCTCATAGATACATCCTCTTATGAGGTCGCTGCAATCTGTTTCTGTCTTTTCTCCGATTGCTTTCATGTTGCCGTACTTTTTGAGCATTACCATAATGGATCTGTGTGCCTGACAGTAGCCGATATTGTTGTTCATGCAAGCATCCCACATTGCTTTGGCAACTTTCTTTGCGTGTTCGTCACTCAGTAGGCGGATCATAGGTGTTCAGGCTTACTTTCTTTTTCTTCTCTTTTCTCCGCCTACGCTCTCTTTTCTGCAGGATGTAAAATGTCACGCAAGCTGCAATGTAACCGAGAGCGAAACCTATAAGAATTTTAAGTATCATCTTCTACACCCTCTTTCTTCTTTTGTGGTTCTGTCGGTAGTCCTTTCAGATCTTCGATTAAGTCTGTCGCAACATCATTTCCGCCAAGTATGTGATAAGGTTCATACATCCTTGTGGCGTTCTCTCGTGCGTATATGGGGCAGTAACCCCTCTCAGACCACTTATTGTATGTCTGAACGATACCATTTCTTAAAAGAGCTTCTACGCCCTTGTCAATGGCTTTGTTTTTTAAGTGCTGATTGTACATCAGCTTCGCCATCACGCCCATTCCGCTGATTATCAATCCAAAAAGAAACTCGATCCAATATTTCACGATAAAATCTATCATTCTTCACGCTCCCGTCTGTATGATCTCAAATCATACTCAATTAAATCCATCTTCTGATCCACGTCGTTTTTCATATCATCGAGTTCCTTATGCAGTTCATCCGATATTCTGCACTGCTCAATGATTTCTTCCTGCTTTTTAATTATTTCAAGCAGTTGTGTGGTTGCCTCACACAGCCTATCTACAATGACATAACTTCCATCACGCATGACTTTCCTTTAACTCCTTTGCTTCACAGGTGATCTTCTGCACCAGATTATAGGTGTCGGCGTGTTTTATCGAACCAATTCTACTTGTAAACGATTTGTCGAAAAATTCTTCCGTGATAGTTCCATCTTTGAAATTCTTCATAAGGCGTTTCAGTCTACGCATAGCATCCTTTCTGATTTTCTTCGTAGAGTTCCAATGCCTATATCCAACAAAATCCACTCCGTTCTTTGCATAAACAATGGTTGTTTTTGGATTTAATTGTAATTTAAGAACATCCGCAAGGAATATTTCTATCTGTTTCTCCCACCGTTTCAACTGTTCAAGATCCTCTGATATAATCACAAAATCATCCATATATCTCATGTAGTGTTCTGCATGAAGTGTATGTTTTACGAACATATCCAATCGGTGTAAATACACGTTGGCAAATAGTTGGCTCGTAAGATTTCCAACCGGTATGCCGACACCATCCGGAAATATCCCATTATGGTCTATTATCCGGTCAAGGATTACGAGTAAGTCCTTGTCTTTAATACAGCTTTTCCATAAATTCAAGGCACTCCGCTTTGTCATACGCCAGTAGGAAACACAGTAATTGTTCTCTGTTGTACATCACTGATGGTCCGGCTCCCATTTTGATGTAATCATAATCCGGGTAACGTACCTGAAACTCATTCTGTGTTGCTGCCAATATCTCAAATTTAGCTGCTGATCCATGCGGTTCCCTTATGCAATGTCTGAATGGTAAGAAATTCATACTCTCTCCCTCATTTTGGAAAGTTTCTGTTTGGATCTCTCCTGTGCCTTTTTGAGACGTTTTTCCTCTCTATCCATTTTCTTGATGCACTTATCGAGCCGTTCTGCGTATGGATTGCCCTTAATGTCTTTCCGGGAACACTCCATGATGAAAGCCTCCCTTGCCTCAGACTGATAGACCGGTCCCATGCGCCATTTCTTTTCCTCCCTTGCCTCAGTCCAAATCAACACCGCAATTTTCAATGCGAACCACGCCGTATTTAGCAGTACCAATGCGATTACTACCGCCACTATCGTTTTTACCATTTTGATTATCCCTCCTTTGAATTTTCTATACCATCCTTGCGCCCGTATACGGATCGCATCTTTCACACGCTCCCGCTCCGTACCAAGGGCATCTGTCGCATATCAGCAATGCCGTTGGTCTGCCGGATGCGTTTCCGCCCAAAAGTGATATGGACCTGTCTGCGCCCCTGACCCTTGTTCCCTTTTTATTTTTCGGGAAATTTTGAGAATCACTGTTCCAACCGTCCATCCAGATATTCCTCCGTTTGTGTTTCTGCGCCCACAATCTTGCCAAGGTTATACCCACCTGTGAAGATGAGGCTTATCGCAAGCACAATGAGGGTTAGTATCAGCATCCGCCGTACAACTGAATTTTCCCACGCGTCTGCCACTATGTTTTTGAACCGGTTCAAGATTCTTTTTGCAGTGATTTTCTTTCGGAATGGATTTCCCCTTACCCTCCCGGATGTAAGAAACCTCTTCCACATATTCTCACAGTTCTCATTGCATATCTCTGTAAGCGGACATTCACAACATTTCTCCATTGCGTATGCTACTGCGCTTGCTATTTGTTCAGTATCTTTCATGGTCTTTCTCCTTATGAGGCGTAAGCCTCCGCCGATTTTTATTTTTCGCCTGTTATTGTTTCTACGAGCAGACGTGACGGCATCCTCATTATGAGGTCATTGCACATTTGATTCAGACGATGGTTTTCATCCGCAAGCGTATTTACCATGAGATACAATCCCTCTTCTCTGGTAAGTTCTCCACACTCTATCATCTGCCATACTCGGAATACCGTTGCATTGTTTCTGATATGCGTTTCAGAGATTCCTACGGTGTATGCCTCTGTCATGCAGTCCGGTTGAACTTCCGCAGTGTGTCCTCTTTCCATTTGTCCCATGCGGTCTGTTTCTTCTCTCTGCATATCTCCGCCTCTTTCTGCTCATTCTGTGTTACTGTTTCTTTGTTCTGTTCCATATTTCTCTCTTTCTATGCCGGTAGGCATCCGCCGATTTTGGATTTTGGTGTTTTGTAAACCTTTTACTTTCCATCTGTTATCTGGATGCCGTATCTGTACTTACATTGTAAATTGGGTGGTTTACGGTAATATGGTTCTTTGCCATTTTACGATTGGGGTGGTTTGGGGCTTTTTAATTTTTTGGGAACTCAGAGGGGTGAGTTGCCCCTGATCCGCTCCGCTCTACACCCCCGCCCCAGGGTATAAGCTGCCGGACCTGTCCCCGGATTGCCACACCAGAACCGCCGGAAACGTGCCGGAGTTCGTAAAAGTATAAGAAAACGAACCGCAAAACCGCATAAACTCTATATATTTATATCTCCGTCCGTGTCTGCCGGATCTTTTCCACTCATTTCCACCGGTAAACGTTGCGCAATCTCTGCCGCTGTTGGTAGTTCTGCCGCCTGTTTTCCCACGTTTAGATCTATCTTTTGCGCCGCCTGCGTGTAGCCGTGGTTGTTGTTCATATCCGTAGCGAATACGATCGGCGGTATCTTGCCAGCAAAGGCAAGCTGTTTCTTAAATGCTGCTATACTTGTTTTAAGTCTTTTTATTGTGTCAGAATACGCACCCGGGCGGGCTGTTTCCCAATTATTAAGCGTTTCCCTAGAAATCCCGGCAAAACTACAAAAGCCCTCTACATCAGGCACCAAGCGCACACCCTCCGCCGCTCTATCCTTAATATATAAAATGTATTTTTCCGCTACCTCTGTAAATTCTTCTACGGTTTCCAACTTCCTAGGGCGTCCCCCTTTGTTCTGTACCTCTCCGCCCTCCGGCGTTTCCTCTGTCTGTAAGAATCCAGTTAAAAAGGCATCACACAAAGCCGCCGTTGTTTCTGCGTCCGTGGGTTCGTAGTCGCGCCCCTCCTTAAATCGTTTATAGCTCTGCTTCCTTACTCCTTGCGCGTCCCTCTGTGCTGTTTCTTTCTTCTCTGCTGCCATCTTGCGCCCTCCTTTCCTCTGTGCCCTCTGTGGCGGTCCTGCGCTGTCACACGGGCAAAATAAAAAGAGCACCGGGAAAAGCTGCTTTCTGCTTCTCTCTGTGCCCTACGTTCTACTTTTTCGGCTATCCTTATTTATTTTATATGTGGATCTGCTCCGCCCTCCGGCGGCTCTGTTATTTCTATCTCTATACCGCAACCAATGGCGGCGGCGTATTTCTCCATATCGTCAAGCGTGAATTTATCGGCGTTTAGTCTCTGGTTTACGTTCTGCCGGGACACGCCCAGACGATCCGCCACCTCTTGCACCGATACCCCGCGCCGTTTCATCATAACGCGCATTTTTTCGCCAAAACTCAACCGCACCGGCTCCGCCCTCCTTTCTCTCTGTACCCCTTTAATATATAGGAATCTGCGCCGCCTGTCAAGTCTGCCGTTTACACGGTAAACACTGCGCCGGGTTTTTCTTGCACTTTGTAAAGTGTACAATTTACACAGCAAACCGCCCCTATTTTGTTTAGTCGGCTATACATATTCCACAAACCGCAATAATTTGTAAATTTTCCGCTTGACTTTGTAAAGTATACGCTTTACAATACAAGCATAAAGAACGAACCGCAACGGACAACAACGAACCGCAAAAGTTCAAAATAAAAGCAAGCGCAGGCAAGGGCGCACGGTGTACCCCAAAAGAACAACGCACTGCAGACCGGACCAAGGGAACCAACCCGGACCAAGGCAACGGCGGCGCGGCACTTATTAAGACGAGACCGAAACACACGCCCCACCGCCTCCGGCTTGTATCGCGGACGGTTAGAGGGATGAGAACCGCGGAAAACTTGGAACCCTCAACGCAAGGAACGGCGAACACTTCCACAAACCGCACGAGACCGGGAAAGCGGTATAAAATCGGCCCGGCATTGAGTGAAAGCAGTTACCACTTATACAATGATTAACGCCCCGGAGCCAAGGGAATTAAGGCTTGAAAAATCAGTTAAAGGGCGCGGGAATGCTGAAAAAGATAACAACCGCGACGGGCGTACCCCCGACGAGCTGAAAAGCTCACAAGCCGCCGTCTGCAAGTCTGACGCAAACGACTATTGAACCAAATAAAAAAGGGCGATCCGCTACACCTACCAAGCGACACGGACCGCCGCCACCCCTCCGGGCTTGTCTCCTATTATAACAGGCTTTCCCGGATGGAACAACAGAAAAGAGAGGGAAAGACCATGACAGCAGAAAAAATTATTGATTCTTTAAAATTCACATTTGAAGAGGCAGACGAACAAAAGGACCTTTTCACACCGGCGCACGTTCTTTATAAATGCCGGATCATCAACCCGGAAAACAAACGCCGCTATACTTTTGATTACCAGTGTAACCCGTCCGCAACCCATGAGCCGGAGAAAAAAGATTGTTTATATTGTATTCTCTCCGATGCCTCTTGTGTTGATAGCTGCGCAGACGAAGCCGACTTTCTGGAAGAGTTCGGATATATTGACGGCGGAGCGGATCAGATTAGAAAAGGCTTGAAAGCGTTTAAGGCTTGCCAAAGAACAAAGAAAGCTATTGAAAGGCTTTTCACGGATGACGAGATCGAAGCTCTGCAGGCACATTTTGAAAACTACTAAACCGATAGAAACGAGGCGCGCGCCCTCCGGGGCGCTCCCTCTCAAAATATAGGAGATCAACACCATGAGAAAAGAATACGCAAGTTATAACCGTTACGGATATAGAAATTTAACTATTATTATTGATACAGACAAAAAGCACGTTGCATTATATCACGGATGCACGGCACCGATCAGCAAGCCGGACAAGAAAACAAGTTCTAAATTTATCCGGGAACAATTCGAGACATTGACCGACGCCGGATTCACAAGCGAGGTATTTTAGAAAGGGGGTTATATTATGAATGAATCTATTAAAAATCTTTTATCATTGAACAATAAAGCTTCTGGTTCTGCCAATCATCTGGCCGTTATGTGCCAGCAACCAGGATTCCGGCAAATTATGAAGTAGTCACAGCATAACATATTGAGTTTAGGAGGATAAGAAACCATGAATAATACAGTATTGAGAATTGAGAACGGAATGAGCAGTTTTGAACTGCTGCAAGCCAAGGTTGCAAGCCTTGAAGCAAAAGAAAGACGCATGAGTGAGGACGAAAACCGCCGGATTGCTGCTATTGATGCCATGCGCGAGATGGAAAAGAACCCGGCAACATCCCGGCGTGATCGTTTAGAGTTATCCGTGGATATTCCTATCCAGTGCGAAGCATTGAAGCATTTACACAACGAGCGCAGCCGTGTATCTGCCGAACTTCGAGGATTAAGAACGGCCATTGATCTTATATTGACAGTTTCCAATTATGGCGGAGAGGTAACACCGAATAACCGCCGGATGATTGAGAGCATATTAGCTTAAACGTTACATTGTAACATTGAGTAACAGCGTGTAATATGGAGGTAACACATGAACAAAGATAAATTAGAAGTATTTATGAACTACTTAAAAGAACAGTTTCCCGGTTGCATTGAGGATCATTTCACTTATGATTTGATCAAAAATCTCATTGACTATGTATATAGGGAGCACGGTCACACAAAGAACTCCGCAAGGGCGATTATCGCAAGCATACTTCCAGAAGTAACCTATGAGGAATTGGAGGCTTACTTACCTGATTTTGATGAATGGGAGGCGAAATTATGATAAAGATGTCATTCTACGATGGAACTTTAGACAGGGCAAAAGCAAAGGAGGTTGTTGAGGCATCCGAAAAGCCTTTGATGTTCCGATATGGATTTGCTTTTAAGGGCGCAGAGAAAAGACCTATAACCAAAGAAAAAGCATTGAGCATTATTGATGATTCCGGCAACTACCTGGATATAACAGAAACCGGCAACGAAATCCTTTTGAATACATATTCCGAAATGGATATGTGGTAGGATGCCGGAATGTAGAACTTGTATTGAAAAACGATTGAGAGGATTGAGAACCATGAGAAAGAAAAGCGTATTTATCAACTGTATGGAAACATTGACCGCAAACAGAAAACACAGTGAGGCCCGCGCACTTCTCAACGCAGGACTGAAAGAGTCCGCAGAGAGGCAGACCGCCGCCACCGCTCCGGCGTATGAACTTACAAAGCCGTATATCTTCCCTGCCGTTGAGGGCAATATGACTTATCATACCTCATGGGGATCTCATGGAGTAAGACAAGAGGCCGAAACCATATTGAGCGTATTGAACTCTTTCCGCCTCCGTTCCACCCTCACAAAGATCAACCAAGGACCACGCCTTACGCAGTATGTTATTGAACCGGCTCCGGGTACTCAGGTACAGTCCATATTGAGACGTGAAAAGGAATTTCAGGCAGCCTTACATTGCAACGCCTCTTTGAGATTTGATAATGGCTATGTGTATATTGAGGTTCCGACCGGTACAGAAACCGTGTTCCTGGGCGATATGCTCATTGATAATGAGTATCAGTCCTCCAGTGGTTTCACAATGGCGATCGGCATGGCGGTTGACGGTTCCAAACATTACATTGATATTGCC